GCAATATAAACAGTTTGTCCGTCCTTAGGGGTTTTATTTATATCTTTAATTATTTCATCTTCGATTAAAAAGTGTGCATGTTCTATCGGTAACCCTATATTAAGTTCTTCATAAAGTAAGTATAAAGGTTTAGGTTCACTTTCTTTTATAATTCTTTTTTTTGCATCAAAGGGATGAACCTTTGCGATAATTTTTATTGACACGGTAATACCCCTCCACTCTTCCCCTTATTTCGGGTGAGCCTAATTTTTGTAAAACGCTCCCCGATTTTTCGGTTGTATGAAGTATAAACCCGTCCCCTGCATAAATGCCTATGTGTGAAGGAAGGCCTCTATAGTTAAGTAAAACCACATCTCCTATCTCCGGAGTATCAAGCTTTTCTCCTGCAATTAAAGGCTTATTTATTTTAAAAATTTCTTTTGTTTCTTTTACATTGCAAGCATTTTTATAATCGGATAAAAGGCGTGGTAACTCCGTATCAAATTCGTTTTTATAAACCAAATACAAAAGCCCGTAACAATCGCAAGCTGTTTTGTCTCTGCCGTTTGAAAGAAAAGGAATGCCTATGTATTTTTTTACCCAAGGAGCAAGCATTAAAAAAGTCCCGGAAAATCTTTAGGCGTAAAACGGCCTTCAGGAATATTTCTGTCAAACAAATAAAAATCGTATAGGTCTCCTTGAACGGTTGCCTTATCGACAGATACATTTCTCAATATAAACTTTAAAGGCCCTTTTTCTATTAGGTCAGGCGTTGCTGCCAAAATAATTATAATCTTTGCCGTTATCTTTTTTCCTATCCCCTTAGAAATAAACTGCATTATACGGCTGTCTATATTGTCTATTGCAAGACGGCAGGTTTCGCTTCCCGTTTCGTTTTTTTGGGAAGGAAGAGAAACGGTAAACCCGCAAGCTGTATATCTTTTCCCGTCGGATATAATATCTTCGTTATTGTTTACAAACCTCCAAGCCTCTTCTCCTTCAACCTCTATTTCCAAGCAATATAAAAAGACCTCATCCGTTTCGTTTCTGTTTAAGGCCTCTATGGCTCTTTTTGAAAGTTTCGTCATGTTTAAAACTCCTCTAGCGTAATTGTAATATCATAAAGCCCGGCCCCATTTGAAACTTCTTTAATAGGTTCTATCATTCTAAACTCTTGAACCTGCAAACTTTGAGGGTGCTTCATATTAAATCTTCTTGTTCCGTAAGCTATGACACGTCTGTAAAAGTCTTCAAGAATCTTTTGCTGTTCGATTGTAACGGTTATATTGCCTGTAATTATTTTGGTTGCTCCTGTGTAACGCCTTCTCATTTTTTTAGGCCCTGCATCCATTTCGGTTCTTATAACCGGATCGCTGTAAGATGCCGATAATCCTTCAAGCTGTAATGTTTCCGGTAACTCTTCAGGCCATGATATTTCTGCCATATTTAAACTCCTTGTACTGTTAAGCCGAACCTGTTTTTTAAGCTTCTGTCGGCTTTACCGCTTGCTATAACTCCATTAATTGCTTGTCCTATCATTATTTCGATGTTCCGCGCGCCGTCCGCTCCTTCAGTTTCTTTTTGCGATACGGCTTCCCCCGTATTGTTTATTATTGTAATCATTACCTTAGGCGCTTCTCCTCCCAAGGCTGCAACACCTAAGGAGCCGTCTTTTCCGCGTCTTAAAGGCATTATAGCCTCAGGCCCTGCTTCTCCCATAAGACCTGTGCCTTTTGCAAATTTAAACAAAGTAGGCTCTGTAACTATCTTGTTTGTAAAAACCCCTCCTAAGGCAAAGGGGATAACATCTCCTTTTTCATAAACGCCTCCGAGCGCATTTTTGTGGAGCTTATTTTCTCCCTTTTCCCTATCTATAGTTCCGGAGACTACACCGCCTACGACAGCACTTCCCAAGCCTGCCGCAACAAAGCCTAAACCTAAGGCCCATTGACCTTGTGCGATTAACTGTAAGCCTGCCTGTAAAAAAAGATTGGGAAGCTGATTTAAAATTTCTTGTGCCATTTTAACCATAGAATCATGGAAGGCTTCGGCGGCATCATCGCCTTGAGCAAAGGCATAACCTATATCGCTTAAGCCCTGTACCAGATGATCAAAACTTATGTCCGCTATTGCATAAGAGATGTCGGCTATAGCCTGAGAGGCTTTCTCTTTTAACTCATCCGATTTAATTCCCAGCTCGTCAAACATTGATACAAGGCCGTCTTTCATTACAGACTTAAAAGCTTCTTCAAAAGAAGAAAAGCCTTCTTCCAGGCCTTTAAGTTTTTTTACATATTCATCGAATTGTTTTAATTGTTCTTCCGTTGCCTTATTGGCTATTAAGGTCTCGCGGGCTAAATCATACTCACTTTTTCCTATAGCTTCAACTTTTTTCTTGTAAGACTCTAATATATTCCCCGTATTAAAAAGTCTTATTTGTTTTTCTGCTTCCTTTATTAAAGCTTCATCGGCGTTAAGCTGTTTTAGTTTTGATAATGTCAATTCGTCTGTAGTTTTACCCAGCTCTTCATTTTTCTTTATAAGCTCATCATATATTTTTTTTATCTCTTCGTTGTTTTCAAGTTGTTTAATTTCGGCATTTACTTCTTTTATTCTTGAAAGTAACACCTGTATGGAGTTATCCGTAATACCGAAAACTGAAGAACCGTCTTCAGTTTTTGCATTAAATAAATCCTTTAAAGCGCTTTGAATTGTTTCTTTTTGACCTTCTAAGGCCTCTTTCATATCGAAGTCTTCAAGGATTATTTTTGCAAGATTTTCTTCTTCCTTTGCTGAATCCCTTATCCCTTGAATAAAAATATTCCCTGCCTTTTTGCCGGAAGAGCCGAAAAGAGTCTCATCTACATTTGTTATTTCTTGCCACCACTGCTGCCATGTTTTTTTTGAATCTTCATCAACAAGGGGCGTAATGGTAACTCCTGTTTCTATCGTTTTTAATTCATCCTGCATTTTTTCTATTTTTGATTTAAGCGAAGACGAGTTTAAATCAATGCTTTCAAGTTTTTTTATAAAGTCTTCTATTGCTACGGAAGAAACATCCCCGCCTTTAACCAGCACCGTTTCAAAATCATTTCTCAGCTTTAAAAAATCTTCTCGAAGACCTTCGACATTTTCATACAGTTTTTCTTTTGTCCCTTGTGCTATAACTTCCCATAAAAGTAAAAGTCTTTCCGCTCTTGCCGTTTCATTTTCAAATCCTTCTCCTATTTCCGCAAGTTCTTTATTTATAGGCTTTTTTGCCTCACTTAAAAGGCGGGGTATTTCGGTACGCATATATTGAGTAATCCAATAGTCTCGATGATCTTTTTCCTTTTTAAAACTTTTCTCAATATCTTCAACAACTTTTCCTGCATATTTTAATTCTTTTAAGGCCTTGTCAAAATTTCCGGTTTCTTTTGCGGCTTTAAACATTTCTTCGGTAAGACGCGGAATTTTATCTTTTATTTCATCATAGGCCTTTGCACTTTCCAAAAGAACCCTGTTATATTCTTCTTCCGTTTCGGCCGTTTTTAATCTGTGTAAAATTCCTATCTGCCTTTGAGCCTCTTCAACTGTTGTAGAATATTCTTTTATTTTTCCTGAAAGTTCAGGGTATAACATCAAAAGTTCTTTTGTAACAGTTTTATCAAGAACCTTGTTTTTTTCCATACCCTTATACGACGAAAGAAGGCGATCGGCTTCGCCTTTTGTTCTTTCCATTGCTTCACTTAAATCTTCCACCTCTTCTTTTTGAGAAGCAAAAAGACCTGTTAAATAAGCAACTCCGGTTATCAAGCCCCCTATAGCAAGCATATATGGATTGGCACTTAAAGCGGTAAGAGCGGTTTTTATTCCTGTTATTGCTTTTATTGCAGGCCCTGAAATGGCGATGACTCCGCCAAAACCTAGAATAAATCTTTTTGTTCCTTCATCTAAATTTGATATTGCTTCAAAAGTTCCTGTTGCAAAATCCAGCACATCATTTACTAAAGGAAGCATAAGGTCTCCGAAAGATGCTAAGGCTTGTTTTCCGTTATCTAAGGCTGTAGACCATTTACCCATAGTATCTTTTGAAAGCTTTTTCATCATTCCTTCAAACTGACCGCCTGTTTTTGTCATAGCTTTTATAGCCTTATCAAAATCATTAAAGCCTATCTTGCCTTCGCTTACCATTTTTTTAATGGCAGCCTCGCTTACTCCGAACTGTTTACTTAATTCTTGGACTATCGGGATTCCTCTTCCTTGAAGCTGTTTTATGTCGTCTCCGAAAAGACGGCCTTGCGTTTTTATCTGTCCGTAAATCGTTGATAAGTCTCCAAGGCTTATTCCGGTTGCCGTGGCTATATCTCCCAAGCCACGCATTGTGTCGGTTACACTTTCTGCCGTAACACCGAAGGCTAAAAGCTGTTTCCCGGCCTTTCCTATTTCCTCTGTTTGTAAAGGAGTGGACGCTCCAAACTCCTTCCACTCATCAAAAACTTCTTTGGCTTTGCCCGCATCTTTTAAAAGGACTTCAAGGGAACTTTTTAAGGACTGATTATCGGCAGCAAACTTAACGGAAGCTCCTCCTGCCGTGATGACTGCCCCGCTCATTATTAAGGCTTTTTTTTCTACGGCACTTAAAGCTTCAGAAAAAGAGGCTGTAGTTTTTTCCGTTCCGTCCATGGCAGAGTCAAACTTTTCTATGTTTTTTATAGCCCGCTCTACTTCTGCCTCAACTAAAATTCTTAACTCATCGGTTACCTGCTGCATCCTTTACCTCTTTTTCTTTAAGCGTTTCAAAAACACCATCAAACAATTCTACAAGTTCAATTATAGCACCTGCTTCGTTTACATATCCCTTCCCCGAAGGAAGCCCGAATTTTCGATAACGAGACCAAATAGTAAAACTTTTAAAAAAATCTTCTGTAAGGTAATTTTTAAAATCTTTACGGCGTAAGGCGCCAAATGTGAATAGTTCTTTTTTTTCGTCATATTCGGGGTGCCAGCTTTTCAAGTGCCACCCCTCATAGACAAGTTCAAATGCAATTTTTAAATTTTTTTTTCTTCTTCCGAAAGACGGTCGGATATAACTTCTTGGCAAAGCTCCTCAACAAGAGCAGCCACTCCGTAAGCGGTACACTCAGCCAAGGCTTCTCCGTCCTTGATTTTAACCGTTCCTCCGTCTTCATTTTTTACTTCAAGGTTTTTAATGGTTCCTACATGACGCCTTAAAATTCTTGAAACATCCATTCGGCGTTTGAATGTTACAGCCGCTTTTTTTTCGGCCGTTGCTGCCGCGGTTAATTCCCGCTCTACATCCATGCTGAATAGCCCGTTCCTGTCTTCGACCGTAGGCCTTATTATTTCGCAAACAACACGGTCTTCCGTTTTAAGATTTTTGTTGCCGCTAAAGGCCGGCTCATAATTATATCTTGTCTTAGCCGTCAATATCATAATTTTCTCCTTACTTTGAAATATAAATAAGAGACGGCTTCCTTTTGCCGTCAACCTTGTAGTTAAAACTAAAGGGCTGAGTGCCGTCCATAGGTTTACTTGTATTGATAGATTCGCAAACTATCGGCATATATTCCCACATCTCCGTTTCTCCTTCAGGAGCTGCCTCTCTTCGGCTCATCATAAACTCATGTTCCAAGGCTTTAGAAGGAAGCCTTGTTACCTTGTTTCCTTGAACATCCTCAATCACAATTTCCCTAAATTCTCCGAATAGCTCTTTTTGCTCTTGAGAGTCCACATCCACAAAGCCCGATATTGAGCCCGACCTTTCTTTGAAAGCACTTGGAATATAAGAGCGTACTCCCGATTCAACATCCGCCTGTGTCGTTACATCAAAGGTCTGACCTTGGGCGTTATCTTGAACATCCGTAACAAAGCTTATAAGGTGAAGCTCCAGCGGAATAAGATTATCTCCTGCTGCAAGCGGATGATCTTTTTTTGCAAAGAAAATGTTTCCCACGCCAAGCCCAAACCCGCCTTGAATAGCATTATCCGGCTTAGGAATACTTGACCCCGTGCCGGCAATAGCACTTATTTTGTAAAATCCTTCTTTCGGAACCTTTGTTACCGAAGCACTTCCCTTTATTTCCGCACCGAAAACAATCCGGTACAATCTTCCGTCTTTTCCTCCTGGTCTCATTTTTTCCCTCCGTAATATTTTTATTACTCTTCATTTAAAAATGAAGGATATGTCATTGTTATTATATACCCCTCTCTGTACTCTGCCGGCAACGCTTGAGAGTCTTCAGGATATTCAAATCTTCCTTCCTGTACTTTTTGGAAATGAGCTTTGATAATATATTCTTGATTGTTTTTTATTAAATGAACATCAAGAGAATCGATACAAAGCTCAAGCATTTTCTTTAAAAATTTTGATAGCTCATTTACATAGTCTATTGAAACTCCCAAGGAAACAATATCGCAGGAAAGCGTTAAGGTTTCATACGCTTTTATATTGTTATCCTTTTTTTCTCCTCCGGCCGTAAGCCCTATAAGACCTAGCTCTGCGTGAGCATCTGCGACCGTGCTCGCTTGTGGTTTTAAAATATTTATAATCCCTTTTTTTGATAAGGCTTCCTGTAAAGCTTCAATTACTATCATTTACTTTTTCCCCTCTTTTAATTTTTTATGTATTTCTTTTGCTATCAAGCTTCTTATGTATTTTTCATCTTGTTCATCAAAGTATAAAAAAGGACGGGCAGGAATTTTAATTGAAGAGCGTACCAAAAACAAGGCAAAAGGTTTTCCTTTTCCCTCTTGAGCCATAAAGACTTTTGCCGATGAAGTAAAGAAAAAAGAATAGCCGTCGTTTTTCATCGCCTCTATCAAGCCGGAAGGTTTTTCCTCCCCGTATTTTCTCATCAGTTCTTTTGTTTTAACGCTAAACGGAATCCATAAAGCCTTAGCTTTTTTAGGCCTTATGACTCCTCCTGATTGTAAGATTTTAGCCTGCTTCGCCTTTGTTCCGGCACTTGCCCAAAGCTCCCCTGAATGCGGAGTGATGCTTGTTGCCATTAGGTTTGTATCCCTTAAAGTTTTACCTCCTTTTTTTAATGTCTTTGTTAAGGATGAGTTTTCGGGTGCTATTCCTTTGTTTATTTTTTTGTTTGCACCCGAGCGCATATAAAGAGCTGCTTCCTTCATGGCCTCAGGAAGACCGCCTTTTAATTTGTCGGAAAAGGGCTTCGGTTTATACACAATCCTAACACTCATTTTTTTTCTATTCTCCCGATTTTAAAAAAATTAAGCGGCCTAAAAAAAAGCCGCTTAAAATATTTTTTTAAGGAACTCGGATGGCTCCGGCTATAGGGTTCATTTCCCTGTTTTCTCCGCCTGCCGTGTTTCCGAAATATGATTCTAAAAGCTCTCTTGCATCTTCGGCCTTTTGCTTTGCCCTTGATTCAAACCCGACAAAAGAAAAAAGTTCATAAACCGACCTTGTAATTATAGCCGTTTTTATAACCTCGTTTTCCTCATCGAATTCGTTTCCGGTTGAAATGACCTTTCCCTTAACCCAAAGGCTCGCTCTTTCCAAGGCCATTAAAGCGTTTCCGTCATCGCCTGCGGTAAGAGTAAGATACTCCTGACGCGTTACCGCTTTTTTTACATCTTCAACACTTACCGCCATTTTTTCTTTCTCCTTGCGCTTTAAGCTACATACTTTTTGATCGTCGATTTTTTTACCGCAAAGGCAGGTAAGGGTTTTGAAGAAGACATAACCTTTACCCCCGAAGGATCTCGAAGTTCTTCATAGCTTGCAAAGAAGGGCAAGGGCTGAAGCTTTGCATCAAGCTCATCTAAGGCCGCATAGAAAAGCTTTCCTGTGTTTGCAAGGTCTATTGACTGAATGCTCTTTGAATCGATTACCGCTGTTGCAGCACTCTTTCCCGGCAGCTTATAACTTCCCGTGATCGGCATGAGCTTATACTTGCCGAAAAGAATAAGGCCGTAATCGGTGTACTGTACCGGCACATTTCCGGTTGCCTTTGAAAGAATGTCTATGATAACCGAATAAACATCGGTTCCCGTTAAAAGTCTTACATCCGAAGATGCTCCTGTTTGTTGCTGGGCAAAAAACTGACTTTCCAACGCCGCCTGTACATCCGATAACTTTGATGCACCTGTTAAGGTTGAAGGTGAAAGAGATTTAATCTTTCCAAGTTCTACCTCGTAAGTGTCTAATGCCCCGCCTTCTACTGCGGCAGGATAAGCGATTTTTCCCGACAAGGATTGACAAACCAAAAGCTCTGTAGATACGGCAGTCCTATCTCTAAGATTTTCAATCACCTCGGTAAGCTTTTCGGAAATCCCGTCAACATCTCCCATTGCAATAAGAGTGTTAAGTTCTGCACCGGATATTACCCTATTCATCGAAAGAGGCTGAACTTCAATAAGGTTTGCACTCTTTGTTCCTCCGTCAACGGAGTAGGATTTAGATCCTCTGATCACCACAGGAACCGCTCCCGTTTCATTTTCGATATCCTGAACCGCGATATAAGGCGAGGTTTTAAGCTTCCTTACCTCTTGCGGAAACAAAAGGTCTGTTATCGGTGTTTGAGGCTTTGGTAAGGCCGTAATAACATCCGTGAAATTTTTCAAAGAGAAAAATGAGTTTATTCTTCCCTTTACATTTTGATTTAAAGGCATAATTATTCTCCTAACTTTAATCTTTAATCTAACGGCTAGTTTATAGCATAAACTCCGTTTTTCCTAAGCTTTTCTACCAGCTGTTCGGTGCAAGCTGTTCCGGCGTCTTTATAGCTTACCGAAGATTTTTTTACGGCACCGAAAATTACAACCAAGGCTGACGCGTCCTTTGTTTTGCCGCTCTCGTCCAATTCTACTTCCTTGTACAAAACCCCTATTGCATCATCCGTGTCGGCTGCCAAGTGTTCGACCTTACCGCCGTCAAGCTTTACCGCCGTTCCGGCGGCAAGCCCTTTTATTCCGTCCTTAACAGGGTAAGATACCACGATGTGGTTACTCCCTGAAAGAAGAGTTTTTTCTTCCAGCGTTACGCTTCCTATGTTTGCTTTTACCATAGCTATTCTCCTATATTTTTTTCTGCATGGATTATCAAATCCCTAAAAACAGTTTACAAGGCCTTCATTATTTGACGGCCTGCCGATTTAACATCTCCGTCCCCTTCGCTTACCCTGTCCGAGTAATCGAAGCCTGAACTTCCTAGGCTTACGCTTTGAGGCCACTTCCTCAAGATTGAAGATAAAAGCTCAATCTCCGTGCCGCTTACGCTTTGCCCGTTATCGGAAAAGTTGACCGCATCGCTTCTACTTGAAAGAGAAGAAGCCAAGACTTCAGCTTGTTCCATAACGCCCTTGGGTAGATGATTTTCTACCTTAGCCTTAAAAGCTTGAAGCCTCATTTTCTTCACCTCGTCATCATAGCTTTTGAGCTTGTCTGAAAACTCTTTTGGGAGAGCTTCTGGGGAAGCCGATCCCGTCTCTTTTTTTTCTTCTTGAGCTTTTTTTAATTCACTCTCAAGATTGTTTTTGCTTTCGGCCAAATTTTTATTGGCCTCTTTAAGCTCTGCATTTTCTTTTTGCATTGCCTCGATTTCTTCTTTAGTCATTTTGACCTCCTCATCGCTTTCTTTTATTTTCCCCGAAAAATCGAAAGAAAAAATTTGATCGTCATCGGCTGCTTGAAAAGGCTTTTCTCCTAAGTCCTTTAACCCGGGAATCTTAGGAGGTGTCGCTCCTAAAAAAGCTAAGTGGTGTAAATAAGTTTTACCGTCTATAGCTCTTTTAGGAATACTTACACTCCAGCCGTCATAAAGCCCCGATGTATAAAGTGTATCAAGAGTTTCTGAAAACTCGACTTCTCCTGTAAGAGTTTTCCCGCCGTTTGAAAGCTTTACGCTCCACACATTACCGTACTTTGGAGCATCATCTTTTTTCATTATGTCATGGCCTATCCCTACAGGACGGCGAGGTGTAAAAGTTTCTACAACTTCCTTTAAATCTTTTTCTGTAATGAGGTCTCCGTTTTGCCCCCATCTGCCTGCATAAGCAAGCTCTAAAGTTCTCATTATTTTAGGCATGGCTTTACCTCCTTTTCTTTATAAAACAAATCTAGCTGTTTTTCTTTTATAGAATTTTCAAGCCTTGCTTTGGCAATACCAAGATACTCATCATCTAACTCCATGCCGATAAATCGGCGGCCGGTATTGATGCAGGCAACGCCTGTCGTCCCTGAACCCATAAAGGAGTCAAGCACGGTGTCTCCTTCTGTTGTACTATGTAAAATAAATTTTTCAATGAGCTCTATCGGCTTTTGTGTCGGATGAAGTTTTTCACCGTTCGTCTTTTTAGCACCGGAGCAAAAAGAAGGTACATCCGATATAATGCTATAAGTTCCTTTTACATTAAATCCGTGCCGCTTTGTGGTAAACATTACAAGTTCATGTTGATATGAATAATAATTGCCCGGACCGGATTTTTTATCCCAAATAAGCATATTTTTCACGCCTAAAATTCCATACATAATCGGATAATAAAACGCATAGCTTCTCCAGTCGCAAAAAAAATACACACAGCCGTCCGGTTTTAATACACGCTTATATTCCGTAAAGAGTTTTTCATAAAAAGGCTTACAGATAGCAAGATCATTAAAACACCCTTTTTGTCCATTGTGAGTCATACCGAGAAAATACGGCGGATCGGAAATTATTGAGTTTACGCTTTCACTTGGTACATCTCTTATAAGTTCTATGCAATCGCCCTGTAATAGTTTTATATCATCATTAAGTTTTGTTTCTTTTCCCATACCCAAAAAGATACACGCTATATTTATATTTTAGCCTCTGGTGGGAGCCCCTTTCCTTTCACTTTGTAAGGCTCTTTTTCCATGTTTCCTTTTTACCGATTCTTTTAAAAATGGGCATTCCTTACCTTAGCCCGTCAAATCTTACCAAAAATGCTATATACCCCCGTGTACACCGGTGTATTTTTCAAATCAGGGGCGGTTTTAACCGTATCGAGGTATGGGTTTTAAGATAAAAAGACATTACAAAAAAGGCGGTCTTAAGGTTTACCCTAAAACCGCCAAAAGGAGCAGCTCTCTTATGAGCATTACAGAACAGCAATCTATCAACTATCCGCCTGAAAAATATATTAGCAGAATAAAAATAAAAGAGGGCTGTATCAGGAAAAATCTTTTTTTTAAGTCTTGACAATTTACCTGACTATGATATAATAAAAATAACGGTAGATTGCTATGCCGTTTTACAGGGCGTCACCCCTCCTTACTTGAGGAGTGCTTAGCCCTGTTTTTATTTTTTGTTAAAAAACAATTGCCGTGGATATTCTCTTAATACTCCTTGATGATCCAACATTATTTTTTTTATTGGCGTTCGCCATACTTCTTTTCCTAAAGCAGCAAGAACCGTTTTTATTTTAATATGATCGGCAACAGTTAAGTATAGAATTCTGGCTCTTTGGTGTTGACCTGCTTTTTTTATTTCTGTTTGCATTGTTTGCTGTGTCGGGTTCGGATGTTTTTCATCAAAACCAAAACTTTTTATTTCACCAAGTTCATTGTCTATGATCATGTCAGGATTTTTCTTTTTCCTTGTGCTTGGCAATAAATAAACCTTATGTCCTTCATCCGCAAGCCGTTTTGCCGATGCAATCTCTTCCGGATTATGTCCTGAATTAGCTGCCATGTGTACATAGCCTCCTGTCTTGCTTTTGTGTACCGGCTTATAATCTTTTAACAATTCGGGGAAATATGATTGCATATCAAGTTCTCTTGCTTGTGCAACTATATCGGAGGTAATGCCGTACCTATCGGCTCTTGCAATCATTTCAGGGGTAATTTTCCACCAGCTTTCCTTTTCAATCGGATTTCCCCCGAAGCCTTTTTGAGGTTTAAAGTTTTTCCTGATTTCTTTCATCGGCACATTTCCAATTTCAATGCCGTGTCCTATTTCAAAATCGTAAACGGCCCTAAAAGTCGTTCTGCAATTAAAATGATAAGGCGGGAAGCCGTAGGTTTCCCAAAAGGGATGATTCTTGTGTAAGGCTTTTCCGTTTCCGGCTATAAGGGTAAGCCCCTTACAAATATCGCTTTGCCTTTTATCCTCTACAAATAAAAGCTCCCACGCAGGCGGCATATTGTTTTTATGCTGCATAAGACGGCCCGCATTGTAAGCGCTCTGTACATTGGTGCGGTAAACGGTTTCCCAATAGCGGGGTGTAAAATTTTCGCCCCAGTCTTCCGTCATGGCCTCAATGTCTTTCCAAGACTCCAATATGCTTTCATTTTTTTCTACGGCAAGGGCAAGCCTTCCCTTTACCGTTTCGATAAAATCAGCTTCGCTTAATTTTGCAACCGTAAAAGCTCTGAACCTTAGCTTAGGCTCTAAATTCCGCCAGTCATCTTTTTTCATCGGGAGCTTTGCCCTTAAAAAGTTTACGGCCTCATCAAAGGATAATTTTTCTTCTTCAATCAAAACGGAATGTCTTTCATCATCTGCAAATTCTTTTTCTTCGAGTTTTGAAGGCATTGCGTGTAAACGGCCCAAAAGAAGAGAGCCTTGTATCAAGCTTTCTGCAAGGCGGATAAGTTTTTCATTATCTCTTCTTTCAAAAGATAAACTCTTTATTTTTTTGGGGCTAAGTTTTTCGCCTTTTAATACTTCTTTAAAATTGCTTAAATAGTCTTTTAAAACTTCTTTTATAAGGCTTTTAAATCTCACCAAACCTGCATCGCAAAAAGAATTAAGTTCTGCGTTTTCTTTTTTAACTCTTTCTCTTTTTTCATTTAGAAAAACAAGAGTTCTTTTTTTTTTACATTATCCGAAAAATCAAGAGAGCTTTCATCTTCTCCTCTTATAAGACGATCTGAAACAAAGCTGTCTTCTTCATTCTCAGGTTCCGGTAACTTGTGTCTGTCATACAAAGCTTTTTTAGAAACAGGGACTCCTAACTCGATGGCTTTAGTTACCATCTCCCAAGAGGCGTATTCTCCTGCATCTATCTCAAATCTGACAGGCTCTTCACCGGGCCAGTTTAATTCACAAAAGATGTCATACAAACTTTGTATCGTGCTTTGAAGATTTTGAGCGTCCTTACTTATAACGGCTGCAAAGGTGTC